TCCGATACGTGTTGCGATCATTTCCATTTGCTCGTGTGTAACGTTTTGAGCTTCGTCTACTATGATAAGTGAATCGACGAATGTACGGCCTCTCATAAAGGATACAGGTACTATTTCTATTTGCTCGTCTTCTATAAGTTTTTTAATTTTTTCTTTATCATATAAGAGAAACATATTTTGATAAATAGGTTGAACCCAGGGGTCCATTTTTTCTCTCATATCCCCCGGTAGGAACCCTATATCTTCTTTTGATACAGTAGGGCGGGTGATTATAACTTTAGTATATTCTCTTCGCATTAAACCATCTAGGGCTATATTGCATGCTAATAATGTTTTTCCTGAACCTGCTTGACCTGCTAATAGGGTTATTGTGTTATTTAAAATTTTAGCCTTTGCCTCTTTTTGTTCTTCGTTTAGTTGGATTTTGAAGTTGATTGGATTTTTTACTACTCTTTTAGGACGATAAATTTCGTCGGTGTGAGGTTTACTTGCCATAAACATGCTTGGTTAGTTAATAAATAATATAAGAACGTCCAATATAAATATAAAAAAAAGCCCCACTTTCGTGGGGTTAATTTTAGTTATTTGATTTTTTTCGATTAGCAGTTTTAGTAAGGGGTTGGGTATTTAAAAAATAGAAAGTTCCTCCCTTACTTAAAGGTATTATGTGGTCTATTTCCCAATAGCTCCCCCAATTATCCCAATTCATATTAGGAGTGAATTGAGTTTCTAAGTGGGTTTTATACTGGTCTATTGAACACCCTAGATATTCTAAAGTACTACGTTCTTTATTAGTTTTCATACTATTATAGATTCGAGTTCTTAAGGCTTCTTTTAATCTTGTTTTAGGGTTTTTTCTACGTTTTCTAGCATTTATTGTTAATTGTTGAGTACGTTCTTGTTTTTGTTCTAATGTTAGATTTTGGATTCTGGTTTTAAAGTAATCAGGGTTGTAGGTGGACTTTCCTTGAGTAGTTCTACAAGTTTTACATCCTGGGAGTTTATTTAATTTATATAGTTTTGAATTATAGAATTCATTTAAGGGTTTTTCAGTATTACACCTTTTACACATTAAATTTTTCATTATATATTATTTAAATATAAATATATAAAAAGGAAGGGTATTATATAAATTTTTATAGAAAAAAAATGCCTAGCTTTCGCTAGGCATCTTTTAAAGATATTGATTTAAAACTAGACTACGTCTAGGTCAGATACAAAGACTTTACCATAGAATTCCGGACGAACCATTTTCTTAGCATATCTTGTCATTATCCCTTTGCGTGGTGTAAAGGTATTAGGATCGTACACTAATGGAGTCATGATAAGTGGAATATATGGAGCATATACAGCACCTGATTCTAGGAATTGGTTACCTCTGAATCCCATTAAGATAGTGTTTTCTGTCATATATGGGTTCTTGTATACTTTGTAACGGCTATTTAAAGCACCTACTTTTTGTACACCAAAAGCATAAGAAGCAGCAGTAACATCACCATTAGAATCAGCAGCAAATCCAGGAATTGATTCAAGGATAGTTGCAACTGTTGGAGAAACTACAATAAAGTTAGCTCCACCTCTAAGTGTTCTTTGGTGAATAATGTTAGATACTTTTTGTAATTTAATTCCAAGTGTTTGGAACCAGCTCATTTGAGTGTAGTATACACCGTTAGTATTAGAATCGAATCCAGTACCAGCAGCATTAAGTTGGTTACCTACTTTCGCAGACCATACTTCAGTTGTTGGAGCGTTTTCAATTAACATATCTAAGATCTCTAAGTCGATTTCTAATGAAATATACTCTGATAAGATAGAAGTTAATTCAGCTTCAGCATCAATACTATGGAAAGCATTTAAATCCTGAGAGAATTCTGGTGTCCATTGTGCTTTTAACTTACGTGTTTTAGCAGCAATAGTTTCAGATCTCATTTGGATATCGATTTCTGGGATAGAGATAGACTGACCAGCAGTACCCGCTTGGTTAGAATATGCAGCACCATCTTCGAAATCACCTCTTGCGTTGTCTGCAGTTTTCTTAGAATAAGATACTACATAGTTGTTACCATCTGTAAGCTCAAGACCAGATCCTGAGAATGCAAATGTAATATTTCCATTAGCAGCTTGAGTTGTGAATGCAGGTAATTGTCTTGCTTCAAGAATTGAACCAGAAGATACTACGAATGAACGGATAGCATTTCCATCTAAGCTATCAGAAATAGAAGCTGATGTGAAAGTAACAGTTTTGATTTCATTTCTAGCAGCAGATGCCGATAAGTTTCCATCAAAATTTACTTGAGCCCAAGTACCTGATACTACTAATTTAGAATTTACAGAAGATGAGAATTGGTTGATTGAGTAACCGAATCTTCCGGCACCGTATAATCCACCTTCAGCTTTGTTACCGAATCCTTCAGAAGGAGTTCCGAACATTGAATCACCTGATGTGAATGGCTTTTTAGAAGATCCATATTGGAAATCTAAATAAAATACTAAACCGGCAGGTAAAGACATTGGCTGAACAGAAACGAATTCTTTAGCAGCAATTTGTCCAAATACTTTTCTTACTAATGGTAAAGCTACAGCAGCATATTGCTCACCTGTACCAGCTGTAAAAGAAGCTCCAGTTCCTGTTGTGTTTGATTCAACAACAAGTTGTTTAGCTTGGTTTTCTAACATGATACTCATGTTAGCTCTGTCAGTTTCGTTAGAAATTCCTTCTAACAATCCTGATTTAGCCCACTTACCTGATAATCTTGCAGCATCTTTTTGTACTGATTGATAAGGGTTAGCTGACTCTAATAGTTGATTTACTATGTTTGACATTGTTTTTTTGTTTGGTTTTAAAATTTGTTAATTCCGGCAAGCTTTTGCATTCTAGCTACAAAATCATTACCTTCTACAATTTGTGTTTTTGGAGCAACACCTACAGCTTTAGAAGCAAAAGAACGAGACTCGTTCATTGGTTTTTTAGCAGTAGAAGTTGTAATTCCTTCTTTTAATGTTTCAAAGATATTCTTAACTTCTCTAACTGATTCAGCACGGTCGAAAGCATTAATTACTTTTACTTTTTGTGATTCTGTTAAAGTTTTGTTACGGAACAATTTGTTAACGTAAAGAAGTTTAGCGTTTAAAAGATTAACTTCGTTTAGTTCAGATTTAAGTATTTTGATGACTTTAATAGCTTCGTTTAACTCAGCTTTAGTTTCTTCAACTTCTTTTTTACCTTCTAATTCAAGTTCATCTTCTACACCCATTTCTATTTCACCATCTTCCATTTCGGCATCAAGATCCATTTCCATTTCTTCTTCACCATCACCACCACCCATTACATCAGCAAGGATGTCACGGATAATGTCTTTTAGTTCGTCTACTGTAATTTCACCAACTTCATCATCAGCTTCCGCTTCTTCAGATACTGGGTCTTCTTCAATAGCAACTTCGACTTGTGGGGCAGATCCTTCTGATGTTTCAGCGGCCTCTAGCTCAGCAAGTAGTTCGTCTAGGTCAATTTCTTCAATTGATCCTTCTTCCATGTCATCTCCTTCTTCTACGTAGGATTCTTCCATGTCTTTTTTAGCTTCTTCCATGTCTTTAGCTTTTGCTTCTTCCATGTCTTTTTTAGCTTCTTCCATGTCTTTAGCTTCATCCATATCCTTAGCTTCATCCATATCCTTAGCTTTCGCCTCGTCCATATCTTTTGCTTCGTCCATGTCTTTTGCTTCGTCCATGTCTTTTGCTTCGTCCATCATATCATCCTCTTCTTGCTGAAGTTTTTTCTCTAGCATAGATTGGATTTGTGGAACGAAGGCTTCTTCTAATGCTAGTTTAGCGTTGGCAAGAGCCGTTTCACGGATTGCTTTAGCTTCAGCGATAGCATCGTTGAAAAACTTTGTGTTTGACATTTTTAAAAAATTTGTTTGTGATTTGTGATTACTTATTAAGGAAGTAATATAGGAATAATTGTAAAGAGGGAGGAAATATTAGTGATTCCCTATCATATCTGTTGATAAATATATAAGGATAGTAAAAAACAAGAAACCCTTACATTGCTGTAAGGGAATCGACACCTGCCTTCGGTAGCGTCCGAGGGAATTATTTTTATGTTATGAATCTAATTTAGAAAATCCATTGGGTACAACTCCTTCACATATAAGTGTTGCTACAATTGGTGATACTACTGAACCTACAAATATACCTACACCTGCTGGTGTTGATAATGCTGCTGTTGCGTATATTGGATTTGCTTTACCTACTACATTAGTAAGTACTCTTGTTAGTAATGGTTTATCACATTTTCCGTTAACACCTGGTATTAAGAATATTCCATCAGCTAACAATTTACCAATTACAGTTGATACTGTCATCATTGCCACTTTTTGTCCTACTGTTGCCATTGCCGCTAACATAGTTGCACTAATTGTAGTTGATGTTACAGTACCGGGGTCAGCGGGTGCAGGTTTTGGTGTGAAGTACATAACACATCCGGTTGTTAGTGCCATATTCAATCCAATGTAACAAGCATTTTCATCTAACCAATCAATAGCAGCTGTTACTCCTTCTTCAACTACTTCCAATCCTTCTTTAGAAAATTCAATTGCCTGTGCACTACCTTCTTTCCATACTGTAGATGTCACATCAATACCTTGTTTGGCCGCTTCAGTTGTATTCTTAGCAACGACATCTGTTGTATGTACTACGGCTTTTGTTGCATCCTTATATATGTTCTCAGTAGTTTTAACCACATTATCAACTTCATCCTTAATTATATCAATGGGGTTAGGTATTTTAGGAATTGGGTTAGGTATGTTTGGTATTGGGTTAGGTATTTTAGGTATTTTAGGTACTTTTATTTTGTTTAATGGATTCTTCATAATTATTATTTATTTCTTTTATTATTGTTCATACCGAAATAAGTGCCCACTATAGCCACTAATCCCGTAATTGTCACTTGTAAAAGGTGTATTATGTTTTCGTTTATAGGTCTACTATCTTCTAATGCAATGTAGAAATCTCCTATTACTATAAGTACTAGTAATATCATTATACCTGTAACCAATATTAATACAACTTTTTCTTTCATTTCCTATAAATATCGTAAAAAACAAGAAACCCTTACATTGCTGTAAGGGAATCGACACCTGCCTTCGGTAGCGTCCGAGGGAATTATCGGAAACAACATATACCTGACTGAGTGCATATGATGTCAGATATTATTGAGTTTAGTTTTGTGTATTTATTTTGTTTAGATGTATAATTTTCATTTATACCCATTGGCTTCATAAATGCTCCATGTGTTGAAGGGGTAGATACGAAATCCCAACATAATAGTTCGAAATCATCTTCTACTTCTACTCTGCCTTCACCTAATTGTGAAACTGAGCCCATACCTCGAGAAGAAATACCAACAGTAATATCGTTTTTGAATAATTCCTTAAGTATATTTCCTGATGGTGTAGTTAATATTTCTATTTTACCCAATAAATCGTTACCATCCCACCATAATTCTTTAATATTGTGTGATGCGTTTTTTAGGTTAATAACAGATGATTCGGGGTGGTCTAGTTCACCTAATGCTCTATTTTCAGCAATTGGGCCTCCCATATATTTGTCTACTTCTCTCTTTAAAACATCGTAAGGGTAGCGTCTTCCGTTATGGTTGAATTCTTCTGCTCTTTGAACAACTCCTTCAACAATCATATTTTTGGAACCACCAAGTCCCTCAGATAATTGAGTGCGCTTAGGGATAAATACGGAATATTCGAGTAGTAGTTTTTGAGCCATTTTATTTTTTTACTATTCTAACGTTAGCGTCAGGTGCTTTTTTTTGGATATTGATAGCGTCTTGTTCATTATCTACTTCAATTGCTTCTGTTTCCATTTTACGTGCCTCAACTTTATCTTTTAGCTCGTTAACGTCAACACCGTGTTTTTTGGCATATTTTTCATATATAGAATCACGTTTTCTTCCTAACTCCTCAACATCTTCTTCTTCTAGTGGAGAAGAACTAGCGTTTACGTCAGCTACTCTACTATGATCTTCACCATGTTCATTCATATCATCTTCATCATCATCTGCATACTTTCCACCGTTTGCATCAATATCTTTTTTGATTCTTTCGATATTATCATCTTCATCATCTAAATCTAAGTAATAGTTTTCTCTATCGTCTTCCGATTCAAATTCGTCATATTCATTTTCACGGATAATTTTACCTTTTTTACCTTGATTTTTCTTTACTAAATCAGCAATTGACTTAGCATTTACCTCTATATCATATAGGCTTTCACCTTCCATTTCCATAGCCATTTTTTGTGTATAATAACTTGAATTGGATGTAAGGTTTTTAAGTACTTTTTTCTGTGCTTTAGCCACCTCTTCCTCTGTTAAATCAGCATTTCCAACTGAATTGTATGTTAAATCAAGTTCGAAATTCATACCTTTTGAATATTCGTATGGGTTAACCATATCGATAGTCTTAGCTATAATTTCTACTTCTTGTTTTCCAGTGGACTCTTTTGTTTGTTTTTCAGATATCATACCCTTATTTTTAAGGATTTGTACGGTATCCACAAATGAGTTGTGTTGCGTAATCCAAGGTAGGTTTAGATCACGACGCACTTCATACAGGAACTTTTGTTCTGTAATTTTGCCTTTAGCTAGCTCAGTATATAAATCTTGTGTTGTCATGTATATAAATATTATTTGCCTTGACCTACATTTACTTTCTTATAGTTCTTAGAACTTTTTAGTTTTGATGTTTTACTTTTAGAATGTACACCTGGTCTGCTTATTTGATTTTTAGGTTTTGCGCCTCCGGTTGCTGCGGGTTTTGCCATTATTAAAACGTATATTTACTTAAAATTTCGTTAGTGTTTTTTATCATTTTTAAAGTCTTTAATTTAGACTTTTGACGTTTTCCACATTTTTGAAATTGTGGGGATTTATGCTCACCTCTTGCCATTGTTATTCGGTTAAACCTTTAATTCTATTATTTAAATCTTGGATCTTTTCTGAAATTGTGTTGATAGCATTATGTGTACGTTTAAGATATGACATACCTTCACTGCTAGATTTTAATTCACTTTTCATTCTTTCGGTATGTGCTACAACTTTTGTTATCTCGTCTATTTTACGCCTTATCTCGCGGACAGCCCGGTGGATTTGTTCGGTGGGTGTGCGTAATTTGGTTTCATTTTTAAATTGTGAATACCTTGCCTCATTCATTTGGGATCTTTTATAAGAATCCGGGTAAGTATTTCTAATATGTGTGCGATATCGATTAAATTGCTTTACAATTATAGCAGATATATCATCTATAACGGGATCATCGGTTTTTCTGTCTAGGTCCTTTATAAACCTACGCAATTCGTCAAATTCTTTAAATACAGAATCGAAGGCGGGTACATAATCTATACTCCAAGTTACAGCCCCAGTTACGGGATCAACATCGGTTACAGTAGATTTAATACCATTTGTTGTTTTAACATCTCCTATTTTTGCCTCCATTACGGAGGCTGCATCTAGAGAATCCATATCGTATCCTGTATTTAAGCCAGCATCCGCTTGACTTGAAGTAAGATCAGTTACAGGGTTATATTTTTTTTCGGTATTTAGTTCTTTTATTGCTTTCTCAAATATCTTTACAAAATCCATTACTTTAGATTTTCTATTAGGTATTGAGGGAGAGGGGGTGGAAAAAGGTTCACCTACTTCGTTTTTACATTTCTTAAAAGCTTTAGGAGTAGAGTATTGTTCCCCCTCACCAGCTGCAAAGGAAGCACCAGTTCCTGTGGTGCTCATCTCGTGCTTTAAACCTTTTAAGTTTAGCTTTTTCATACTAATTCTATTTCTTGAGAAAGTTCTACATATTGTAGTAAGGCAACTAAATGGTCGTCCTTTATTTTTCTACTTTCTACTATAGGGTCTATTAGGTTGATAACCTCTTTTATTTTAATTTGTAAAGTAGCGTCGTCTATCTTTTTATAGCTCTTTTTTAAGCTTTCAGATATTTTAGTAAACTTAACATTTAAAAATTCTTTAAGTTTTGGAGCATCCGAAGCGCTATTAATATACTCTTTAAGTATTTCTTTCTGCTCAGGATTTAAACCATCAAACTTCGTGTTATATTTCTCTAACATAATTCTATATGCCAAAGCACGAGTGCCCTTATCTAACGTCATTAATTCTTCCACTAAGGGAGTAAGAGACATTTTAGCATCGGGGGTGGATGTGATATACTCTAATATATTAATTTTAGAGTTAATAATTACCTCAGGGTTCCCGAATTCTTTATTATTAATAGATTCGAATAAAGTATAGGTTGAAGCCAAAAGTTTATAATTTCTAATTTTGGCTTGGAAGAAGTCGTTTAAATCAAAATTTTCCTTAATTTCCTTAATTAAATTATACTTTTCTTTAGCTAACTGATCTCTGTCTAATTTTTTGTTTAGCTCTAAAACTGTAGAAATAATAGTTTCTGCCTTACCTTCCGATAAAGATGTAGAATTATTAATGGTTTGATAGAGTTTATTTTCGTTAGCGAGTTCACTCTTAGTAAAATATTTTTTTACTAAAGTTGCTGCTTTGCTATTGCTATTTGACATAGTATCAGAAGTTATCTTCCTTACTAATAATTCAAATAGAATACCAGTATTCTTGTATTTATTGTGTTTTACTTTCATAAGTAGTACGCTACTATCTATAAATATTAATCTAAATCAACTTCCTCACGGATATTGTCCTCATTCAATAAATCCTCACCTTCAAATAACGATACTTTTTGTTTTACAAATAAGCCTTTAAGCATTTTTTCATTTTGAGCAAATACTGCTCGGGTACTTAAATTCTCTAACGTTAACCCGTTGCCACCTTTAGAACCTGGCCTGCCCGGTCTTTCTTCAGCACCACTTTTAAATTTCATACCTGCGGCTCCCGTTACGTCTTTACCTAAATTACTATCTTGTGTATTGTAATTTGATACTTTTTCTTCAGGACGACCTTGATCTAATGCTCCTTCTGGGTATTTAGGGTCATTAATATCATATCCTGTTGGTACACCTTTACTACCAGGATATCTACCTGAACCATATAATGAAGCTAATGCGTGTGGTGTTCCATATGCTTCTCCTGATTCTGCAGGATCGTTACCTTCTTCAAGAATTTGGCCCTGACGGAAAGCACGTTTTTGGTCTTCAATAATTAAATCTCTATATTCTTGATATTGGTCCTCGCTAAAATGGAATACATTGTCATATATCCAATCGGTAGGCATCAATTTAAGCTCCATCATTTGGGCCGCTAAATCAACTTTCTCTTTCATTAATGCGATTCTTTCTTGATCGTATATAATAGAAGGTGTAGTTAATGTAAGTTCAAAATTAGTTAATGCAGCTCCATCATACCCTTGTGCATATAAATGTACAAGTGCAATTTTTGTCAACTCAGATATAAGAATGCGTTGAATTCTTTCAACAGTTCGTGCGAACCTAATATCTTCAGCAGCTAATGTGGCTTTACCCTCTAAATCTGCTTCATATCCTAAGAATGCTTTTGGAACTTTTAAAGCAGCAAATAATTTATCTCTAAGGTATGTTACATCTTCAATAGCCGCGTAATCTAAACCTTTAGTATTTTCAATACGGGTTGTTTGGTCACCACCTCTTACAGGAATATAAAAATCCTCTAAGATATTCTGCATGTTGAATTTAAGGTTATAATCTCCTGTACTTGGATCAACATATGGTGTTTTCTTCATTTTGTTGATCATACGTTGCATGTATGTTTCAACTTCGTTTGGTGGAATGTTACCTACGTTTACAAAGAAAGTACGTTTTTCTGGGGCTCTAACAATCCTGTGGATAAGCATTGCGTCTTCCATCAATGTCATTTGCTTCCATATTTTTCTAGCAGGTTCTAGATATGATCTACCGTAAGGAAGGTAATTAAAATCCGATAATAAACGGAAATGGGCCATTTCATAATTATCAAATATAATCTCTCTACCCGCTATGGAACTCATCATTGGGGATACAATCTGCATTCCTAATGGGTTTTCTGATACTGAGTAGGTTGGGTCATATTTAAATTTTACATCTGCTGGATTTTGTGGGTCTATACCTTCTAATCTCATTATAGTATAAGAAGAAAACGGTATAACATTATATACCCCAAATTTTTCTGAAATTTCTAGTTTTAAGTAAAAATCCCCGTATTTAAGCATATTACGTGTCCATGACCATAAATTAAATTCTATGTTAAGAACATCGTAAAATAAGTTATATAGTATTTTTTGGACAGTTTCATCCGAGGAGCGTATTTGTAATACCTCTCCCATGTCATTACGTAAGGTAGCTTCATCAGATACAATATCAAGTGCAGAAGCTACAATAGCGTCTGTATCCATTGTTTCATAATCAGTATACAGTTGTATTCGTGAGGCTGGGAAGTTAATCTGTTGAGATAGGTTATAGTTCATACCCCCCGCTGTACTATACATCTTAGTAAATTTATCAAACAGTGAATTTGTTTGAAGCTGTCCTAAGGATTGGATTTGGTTTGAATCGACTACTTTGAGTTGGTTCCCCCCTACATTACGTATTATTACGTCTGTGGAGAATAGTCGTTTTAGTTTACCAAATAATGAAGTATCTGCCATTTTATATATATATAATAAATATTAGTTAATCTAGTAACCAGGAAATGTCTTCCTTATCACCATAGGGGTTTGTCATTTCGTATGGATTTTTAAATTGGTTTCCACCTTGAAATATAGTGGGGGCTTGGTGGTGAGAGGAATGGACACTTCCTAATGTTGCCCTTGCCATATCTACACCTTGTTGTTGAAAACGTAATGCTGTATCTCTTAAAAACATTCCAATACCGAAGGCCATAGTTAAATCATCATTATACCCCCCTAATGCTTGTGCCTTACCATGTTTCCAAACGAATGTTCTTAATTCTTCTAACAAACGTTTTGAGCGTATAGTAACGGAACGTTCATGAATATACGAAACCATTTTAGATATAACAAGTGGTCTTGTCTTCATTGATGTAGTAAAGCCCGGTACCATACCTTGCCCATTTTCAAAGCGGGAAATATATTGATCCGCATTACCCATTCCCACATCCATTTTAGGAGAATAGTAAAGGTTGCGATATCCTCTATCTATTAGTTGTTGTATCACAGCCCAGCCTATATTAGCGTTTTCTACTACAAGTAAAGCATCATTATATTCTGTTGCTATTGCGTATAAAACGTTTCCAAAGTCTTTTGTTGATATTTGTTGCTTAAATTCGGCTACTTGTGTAGCAGATTCTATATCCAATACATGAAATGCTGAATAGTCTTTTCCATCTCCACGAGCAACGTCTGCTACCACAACATATGTTCTAGAATAGTCTGGTATTTCCCATACCCATAAACTTCCGTCTACTCCTCGCTTTTCAACTGGGTCTTGGAGGAAGGTGCTTTCATAAAAGCTTAAAGTATCGGGTTCGATTACAGTATCTCCCGAGGTACTAAAATCACAGTCACATTCTTGGGCTGCCATACGATGACCAAGAATAATATCTTGTTGGTCTCTCCATTCTTGTGAACGTTCAGGGTGAACGGTCCATGGTAATCTTACAGGTATGAAAGTATTTTCCCTTGCTTCGGCCTTGGCCCATGTTGAGTGGAACCAGTTACCCGTACCATAAGGGGTAGATAAAGCTATACACCTACCACCAGTTGCCAACGTTTGTTGTGCGGAGGCAAATATCTCGTCAATTCCGTCAATAAAGGCAGCTTCATCTATTAATAGCATGGAAACCGCTTCTGAACGTCCGGCATCTGATGAGGCTGATGTGGCTTTGATTTGTGAACCGTTGGCGAGTCGTAGTGATAATTTATTGTGTTCGACTGTTTTTATCTGCATCCATTTAGGTAACTGATCATATGCGAATCGCACTTTGGTTACCATGTTTTTGGCAGTTTCTTGTTTAGTTGCAATACATAGTACGTTTTTATCCTTTTGGAATAACATTATCCATAAAGAAAAGGCTGAACATAGGGTTGATATACCTAACTGACGTGACTTATTTATAATAAGGTAGTCTTCGTTCTGCATGTGTTTAAGTACTTTTTCTTGAAAGGGATACAGGTTAAATTTGATTCTACCCAGTTTGGGGTTTTGAATCATATAGTACTTTTTCATCCAGTATACCGGATCTTGGGCACACTTGATGAATTCTTGTTTTATTATGGATTTTAAATCTTCAGCCATATTATTTAAGCACTATCGCTACGGCTGCTGCTAGTAATAGACCGGCACCTCCTACGAGTTTAGATTTTAGTTTAGCTTTGGCTAAATCTTGTTCTAATTTTTTGGATAGATTTTGGGATAAGGTAAGTTGTTCTCCTTTAACATTTAAAATGCTGTTGTAATTTGTAATCTTGCTATTAAGATCAAATATAACAATATCTTTTAAACCAACTTTGTTTTCTAATAAACCTATTTTAACATTTAATATAGAGATTTCTTCTTTGAAACTATCTCCAATAATAAGATCTTTAATTACTAGCTTTGCTATTGGTTTTTGTAATTGAATCGAGGATGTGTCTGTAGCGGTTTGTGAAAAAACGCTCAAGCTCATCATCATTAAAAAGATCGACAGAACTAACTTTTTCATTTGTTTTTTTATTTAAATAGACTATTTTATTGTCTTGCAAGTCTATCTTATTATCGAGGTTTGATATTTGAAGGTTAAGTTCAAATATATTGTTATCTAAAAGTTTATTTTCATTATGTAAGGAATCGACCTTAGCTTCTAGCGCTTTTATTTTAGAGTTATATTCTTCAACGTATTTCTTTTTGGTGTCAAAGAAAGCATACATTAAAATGCATACACCTACTATGAATAATATTACAAACCTATTTTTGTATAACATTGTGTTATATATTGATACCTTTTAACTCTTCGTAGGCTTTTTTAGTTGCCTGGTATTCAGGTGTAAGGTCTTTTAATCTACTTTTGGCTAGATTTTTAACGTCTTCGGTTGGTGCATCTTTAAAGTATTTAAGATTAAGTTGCATTAAATTACTTAATTCTTTATATCTTTTAATTATGCCATCTTGTTTAGATAGTTTTTTGTTTAGAGATTTGTCACCAGCCGGTGCATTATCTTCGTCACCAGGGATTTCGACTGATATTTCATCCTCTTCAAAATCGTCAAAATCGTCTTGTTCTTTAACTTGTTGACTATCAACAGTTTTTATAGAGGCTAAAAGATTAAGCCTCTTAGATTCGGCTTCTGCTCTTTCCTTAGTTGGAAAATCTGTTACAATTTCTTCTCCTTTCCATACTTGGTAAGTATCATTAGTTTTTGAAAACTTTACATAGTGGTCATTGCCTTCGTATGCCTCTTTATAAAGGGTTTTATTTTTCCAGTTTCTAATGCTAAAATTATCTTCCATAGGGGTGTATGTTTTGTATATAAATATTACAGTTGAATAAAGCCAAGCATCTGCTCAATACGTTCATTAGTCGTACCTTTTAACATATGTAGATTTTTAATTCTATGCCCATATGTTCTAGTAAGATGGGTAATAGTATTATCTATAGATATTCTATAATTAGCATTAGTTTCTCTAATACCATTATCCTCTATATCAATACCTTCAGGGGAAATATAAAATATATAATCATATTCCTTTAAGAAATTAACAGCATATTCATTAAAATATTCTTTATCCTTATAGTCAATAGATTCAGCATTTTGTGTAAATGCCATCACATCAATTATAGTTCTATCAGTAATAACACTTTCATGCATTAATTCAGTACACCTCTCAGCTAAAAACACCGTTTGTCCTTTTAATGTAGAGTCAGTATTTAATGGGATACCTAACCCTTTAAGATATTTACTACGTTCAGTAGCAAATTCATAACCCTCAAATTGCTCTAATTTTTTTAAGGCATTAACAAGTGTAGTTTTGCCTACACTCATTGTACCACATAAACCTATTTTCATATATTAAAATCTTGATTGAACTTGGGGATTTTTGTCTGGGGTTACGCCATTTCTATCGCGTCTAAATTCTAGCCATGTTTCCTTATCACATTCAAAGCCATAAAGATAATATTCATCTTTTTTCTTAGTGCTTCTAGGATACTTAATAGCGGGACCATTCCAATTATGTAATTTGTTGTCGAAGAAGGTTATTTTTTCTCCTTCAGGTGTGGTAATGGTTCGTGTTGACCAGTCTTGTGCTTGTTTTTTCATATATAACATTTAAATTTCTATAATTTTAACACGTAAATGTACAAAGGAGCTTTCGCTCCTCCTACTATTTTCGTATATTTCTTTTATCTTTTAACCTTTTATTTTCATCATCAAGGTATTTTATTTTAACTTTTAATGCAGACATTTCTGTAGATAAGGTAGTAATAGTTTCCCTCATGTTGTCCTTATCCTCTGATGACTGGATTAGTAAAGCTTCAAGTTTGCCAACCCTAGATTGTAAGTCGTTTATAAAGCGTTCGTTAGCTCTTTGTGGGTTAGATTCTCTGTTTGCTTTGTATTTTAATCTTGCTTCGTAAAACCTCCAAGCTCCAACCGATCCAACGGAAGAAACTATTGCTATAATTGATGTAAATAAGTTATTTTCCATTTCAAGGTTTTAACACATATAAATATGTTAGTCTCTAACCACCCCACACCTTTCTGCTACTTCACTTCTTAAGTCTAAAAATAATTTTATTTCATTAAATTGTTTAGTTAAAAATGAATCGGCATTGTAATTATATAAAAAATATAAATCAACAGCCTCTAATATTTGTTCAAGTTCTTTATTTGATAAGGTCTTCGGCAACGTAGATTCCTTGTGAACCAGATACTGTAATTCCTCTAGCTGAGAGAGCGTCTCCGACGAAGTGGACATTTTCATATTTTGTAAGGCTTAAATTGGTATAATTGACTAATGGTTCGGGTGATAAATATTTTACCTCTGGTAGGTAAATGCCCCAATCGTCTTGAAGGGTTGGGAATACTTTCTTCATATCACTAATAAAATCTGTGATATATTCAAAATACCCCCCAAACGTTTCAGCTACTACCTGTAGCCCCATCCAACCTATTTGGTAAGTACTTACATCTATACCTTCAGAAGTGGTTGATGGTTTTCTTGTTGGACTATAATACAATCCCGTACCGTCTTTTTGTAATTTTTTAACTAAATTACGTGACCAATTGAAGGGATTATCTATATTTTTAATTTCCATTATAATACCAAAGTTGGTCATGTTGTTTCTATATTTCTCATCTTTTCGAGCGTGACCATTGTAGCTATGGTTACCATAAGTATCTTCTACGGCAACATATGCTGCATTGTTGTTTGTGCAGAATGAACGTAGAGATACGCCTTTATCCTCGTATTTTCTATATAATTTGAAATCGTAAGATATATCAATTAGTTTTTGAAAGTGTTCTTGTGGGGACTCGAATCGTACTCCAATTTGTACTGATTTTGGTTCGGTTGGTAGGTCGTATTTTTCTGCTAATTTTTTACCAAAGTCTATGCCTGATTTGCCTACACCAAATATAAGTGTATCATATGGTACTTTTAATCCACTAATACCAAGATTATTATTTTCAAATTTTAATTCTTGTTTTTCAAAATCAATATCCGTTACTTTAGTTTCCCATATAAATTCTACACCTTTAGATTCTAAGAAATCGAACCAATTTTTCCCTATTTCATGTAGATAATCTGTTCCAACGTGCCATACAGGGAATAAACGTAAACCGAAATAAGGTTTAATGAAATCTGGTTCCTCTATTGGGTTGGAGCATTGAACTTCTTCTGGTTTAGGATGAAAACGTTTAAAATTCTCGATTACCTGGTTCATCAACTCCATTGCTTTTTCATCACCACAATATTTTGATAATTGACCTCCGATTTCTGTGTGGTAAGTTAATTTACCATCAGACCAACCACCAGCTCCTAGAAAACCAGTCATTACATCGTCGTAAGGTCGATTGTATGGATTGTGTCCCATATCAATGATGGTAATTTTTCCATCAAAGTTGTTGTCAACTAATTTTGTGGCAGCGTTTACGCCCGCTACTCCAGCACCAATTATTACTACGTTTTTAGACATTCTTTTATTTTTTATTAACTGTTAAATATACAAACAAAAATGTGACTTCCCAAAGGAGGCCACAGATCTCTATATTTTATTTTATTCGACTGGCTATGAATCAGTCTGTATGTTTTATTTTATTTTTAAGGTTTTCTAGTTTTGCTATATACCTCAATTATAATTTTATTATCTTCTGTTAGGAATTTAGTTTGGTATGAAAATTTATTATCAACATTTATAAGTTGTT